CGCCCAGGCCCTCTGCCCGACCGGGTTCGCACCCGCCCACCTACGCGGCAACGTCGACGCCACCGCCGTGACCATCATGAAGGGCGCGGCCCTCGGCCTCGACCCCACCGCCGCCATGGAGAGCATCTACGTCATCAGCGGCAAGCCCGCCCTCTACGCCAGGACCATGCTCGCCGTCGTCCAGCAGGCCGGGCACGACGTCTGGGTCGACGACCAGTCCGACACGTCCGTCACCGTCTCCGGCCGCCGCAGAGGCTCCCAGCAGGTCCAGTCCTCCACCTGGACCATCGAACGCGCCCGCCAAGCCGGGTACCTGAGCAACAAAAAATACGGCCAGGAGCCGCAGGCCATGCTGCGCGCCAAAGCCACCGCCGAAGTCTGCCGCATGATCGCCGCAGACGCCCTCATGGGCCTCTCCTACAGCGCCGAGGAGGTCGAGCTAGACGGCCTCGGAGACGACCAGCCCACAGTCAAGGTCGCCCGCAAACGCAAGCCCAAGTCCGCCGAGCCGGAGCCCGTCGAGGTGCCCGCCGCCGTCATCGGAGACATCCCCGAGGAGACACAGCCGTGAACCTTTTCGAAGCTGCCGCGATGACGCTAGTGACCATGTCCCTGCTGCTCTTGTGCGCCCTGTTCGCCTGCCTCGGGTACGCAGTATGGATGCTGGCCATCCCAGTATGGGCGCGCGTACTCCTGGAGGTCGTGGTCGTGTTCTTTGGGACGCTCGCCCTCTTCGTAATGACCTCCCGCGCCGTGGAGGCGTTCTCGCGATGATCCAGATCATCCCCGTCAGGCAGGCGTACGCGTCCATGTCCTGCGACTGGCCCGGCTGCCCGGAGCAGATCAGCCTCTCACCGCGCCCCACGGACCTAGACCGTGATTTCGTCGAGATGCGGGCGCTCAACCTCCTCGCTGAGCGGCGCGGCTGGGACCTCGACGATGACCAGACCGTCTGCCCCAACCACCCGCGGGAGGCGGCATGACCGTCCTCCTCATCACCATCCTCCTCATCACCCACACCCACCGGAAGGAACACTCATGGACACATGCCCATTCGCCGCTGACGCGGCCCGATTGACATATGACGTCCGGGAATGGGGGATCACCACGACCCCGCTGGTGAGCGTTACCGTGTGGCACGAGTCGCTTGGCACGCTGGGGCGCGCGATCAGCAGGAGCGCCGACTTCCGCCCCGGTGATGACCGCCCCGAAACACTGCACCTCCGCAAGATCATCGATGGTAAGGCCAAGAACGCTCTCATCCGCGTCGTCGCCGAGTCGATCCTGCTGCTGATCCACCTCGGAGTCGAGGACCCGGTGGCCGCGTTCGTCGCCGAGTGGGAGCGGGCGGCGGCCAAACACCCGGGGATGACCCTGGACGCGGACGGCCACACGGACGAGTCCCGCTTCTACGCCCTCGCCGAGGAGGCGGGTGAGGTGGCTGCCTCCCTCACCTATGACAACGCGCTGGAGACGGGCCACAGCGCCGACACCATCGCCGAAGTCACCCAGGTAGGCGCCCTCGCCCTCGCCTGGCTCACCCGCTACCAGGGCGGAGAGAGCAAGTGAGCGCCGACGAAAAGCGTGTCCAGGACTACCTAGAGCAGATTCGATCCCGAGTAGACAACTGGGCGCAGGGCAAGGGGTATGGCCCCGGAGGATGGCCCAAGGATGCGCCCGTGCATGACGTCGTCTTCCTCTTCAACCATATCGCCGACCTCCAGGAGGAGCGCCAGGAACTTCAAGAGCGCGTCAAGGAACTGGAGGTCTACGAGGAAATCGAAATGATCGGCCCCCACCCCGGGCTGCCGACAGTGGGAGGTGCGCTCAGGGAGCGCGACACAGCCCAAGCCGAGGCCGAGAACACCCGCTACCAACTCGATTGGGCGAATGAGCGTATCCGGGACCTGGAGAACGATATCCGATCCCACAAGCGCGTCTGCCCAATGTTCCGTTGACTCTAAGGAGAACTGAAATGACTACCCCAGCCACCCGAACCCCATGGCTTTGGAACACCAAGGACATCCGTAACGCGTTGAACGCCTTCCGAGACGGAAAAGGCTACGGAGGAGTAATCACCGGAGACCCCGAGGCCATGGCCGATGACATCGAGGACCTCCTGGATCACGCCGACGAGTGTCGGGACAGGATCGCCGAACTTAAAGACACGATTTCCGCCCTCCGGGAAGAAAACTACCACCTCAACTCTACGATCAGAATGCTGGGGGAGAAATGAGCGTCCCAGACACGATTCTCGACAAGCTGAGGAACTACGAATACGAGAAGTGCGGCTGTGAGGGCGCGGTTGGCGACATCTACGCGCTCATCCACCACATCGCCGTCCTCGAAGAGGAAATCGACGACCTGAAGGCTTCTGCGGGGATCAATGACGGTGGTTGTGCTTCCCGCGGCGCTTCGGATGGCGTTATCGCCGTGGATATTCTGGGGCGTCCCTGGGTTGCTAGGGAGGGTGGATGGTGGCGGTTGATGAAGGATGTCATTGCCGGTAAATGGTCCGAACTGCCCCAACAGTATGCCCCATACAGCATCGTCCACGTTCCGGCGTACACCCCCAAGGAGGAGTCGTGACCCCGTGGGAGGTATTCGCGGCGGGTAACGATGAAATCATTCCGATCCGTGTGATTGATTTCGACGCGGATTTGATCGCGGAATATCTCGCCCCGGCGTGTCCCGATTCGCACAAACCGGGCGAAAACGCGAGAATATGACAACTCCCCAGAAAGGAAATAGATAATGGGTGCAAGACCCCAACTCGAAATGACGGTCACCGGATACGCGGCCGCCGACCCCGAAATGCGGTTCACCCCATCCGGGAAACCCGTCGCGAACGTCAGCGTCCCATACACTCCCCGCCGATACGACCAGCAGACACAGCAGTGGGTCGACGCCGGCGACACCGTGTGGGTGCGCGCCGCAGTATGGGGAGACGCCGCAGAAACCTTCTGCGAGCACGTCCAGAAGGTCCAACTCCTCACCCTCACCGGCCGCCCGAACGTTCGCGCATGGGCCGGGAAAGACGGGCAGCCTGCCGCGGCCCTGAACTTGGCCGTCGACACCTGGGGGCTGCACCCGAAGCCCGTCCAGCACGGCCAGCAGCCCGCGCAGCCGGCCGCGTTCGGCTCAGGGAACGTCCCTACGGCGGCGCAGGACCCGTGGGGGACCGGGGGCGCCCAGCCCGGCGAGCCCCCCTTCTAATCCCACCGGCTGGCCCCGACACCACGCCGGGGCCAGCCTCCACCCCCAACCCACCAGAATCCCGCTCAACCCTAGGAGAACCCATGAAACCCACCCCCACGTTCTGGCAGCGCCTCGGCCAAGCTGTCGGCCTCACCCTCGCCATGACCGCTGCCTTCGCTGTCATCAGCGTCATCCTGTGGATCATCACCGCCACCTGGCGCGCAATCATCGGAGGCTGAGAAATGGCGGTATACGACCCAGACGAGCACCGAATCCGGTGCGGCGACCACTACCTCCAACCAGAAGTAACAGTCGAATTCCATGCGGTCGGAAACAGCGAGCGACCGCACCACGTCACCCGAGTCCACTGGGGGCAAATAGCCATCATCCGCTGCAAAAAATGCGGCCACGAAACCGACACAGAAAACGTCACAATCCGAACCCAATAACCCCAGGAGAATTGAAATGTCCGACCATGTACTCAGGCGCGGCGAAGCGGCCGAAATCCTAACCGCGATCAACAAAAGCTACGCGAGCATAGAAGGCCAGCACAAACTCACAATCGCGAGCCTCTGCGCGCTCACCCAGGCCGTCCTCGAAGTCGGTGAGCAGCTTAAAATCGCAAACCGACTCGCCATCGCCTCCGCGTCAAAGACCATCATCATCAGTGACACCAGAATCGCCGCCGCCCTCGGCATCGACCCCCAGGAGTAATCATGACAGACTGGCCAGACAAGCCCCTCATCCGCGTCCTCGACGGCGAAGTGAACGAAGACGGCGTTGCAGATGAACTCGCCTACCACGTCGGGGATGAGGCGTACGCCCTCATCTCTGAGGAGCACATGGATCAGACGATCGTGCGCAAAGCCTACGGCGACATGATAGTCAAGTGGGAGGAGGTCACGGCCGTCCCCACCGCCGCGCTCAAGCGGCTTCAGGACGCGTTCCGGGGCGTCGACGTGATCGATTCCCTGGAGCCACCCCTCCTGGAAGTCCTCTCCTGCCTGCCCGCCGACAAGCCCAGCCCGCTCGATACGGTCGTAAAGTATGCGAAGCGCGACGACCAGGGCTCGAAGGTCGACGTCGACCGCTACGTGGCTCGCCTGCTGCGGTCCATGCCAAGCGACGCTGAGCACCCGGAATACCTGGACCTGCTCCGTATCGCTGTGGAGGCCGCGCGCCACCTTCGGTGGTGCGGGTTCCTGGACCCGTGGGCTGAGATCGCCGATGAAGCCAAGAACCTGAAGCTCCCCAAGACGGAGGATGGGCGGTTCACGCTCCTAGTCAAACGGATCGGGGCCTTCCTCGTCCACCGGGACGATGACACCGCTACTGACATCGGGGCCCACGCCCTCGCGTGGGCCGCCCAGATCATTGAGGAGGAGGACAAGTGAGCGCCTGGATTTACTGGATTCTGACGGGGCTCCTGCCCCTGTGCCTGAGTGTCGCCTTGTGGTTCGCGCTCATCACGATCAGGGGCCTCCGCGAGCGCGCCGAGACGGCGGAGCGGGCCGTCCAGCAGATCGCCGACGCCATCCGCTATGCCGCCGAGCGAGCCAACAGCTCAACGAAGGAGACCGGCCGTGATTGAAATCTCTCGCGAGGAGGCCGCACACTACGCGGCGAAGGCGATGGTCGCTCGCCTGGTCGTTGGCGCGGTCGCAGACATCGAGTCCGAGCGGTCGATCCTCATCCCGTCGCTTACGCTGGAGAGCCGTCAGGCCATCGCTCAGGAGATGCGAGCCATCGCTGCCAGCGTGGACTGCGAGCAGAGCCAGTACGACCTCGCTAAACGAGCACTTGAGGGAGAGGCAATGGCCGTAGAGCGGGCGCGAGCCGGGGTCAACCTGGAGCCCATCAAGTTCCCCGCCCACCTCATGGAGGGCCAGGACGGTGACTGAGGCCCGCTCCTGCCCCGTCACGGGGGAGCCGCTGCGGGGTGACCGGTACGTGAGCGCGACGGCCTGCCGTCGACTCGACGAGGCCGCCCACGGCATCGTGGCGCTCATGGACGCCCTGGACGCCGCCAAGGCCGGGCTCAAGCGCGGCCAAGGCGGCGGGGCCAGCGTGACGCCGTGCAGTCGCCCCCCGGTGCGGCTCGGCATCATCCAGGCCGCCAGCGCACACGAGAGGACCCTCCTGAAGTGGGCGAAGTGGATCGCAGACCTCACCAGTTGCAGCACCCCGCAGACCTGGCGAGCCGTCGGCGTCCAACTCTATGAGGCGTCACTCCACCCCGGCCGCCCCGAGCTAGCCACCCTCATCCCCGAGGTCCTGGCCGCCATCCGGGCGCTCACGGCCCTCGTGGACGTCCCCGAGGACGCCAGGTTCTACGGGCGGTGCCTCACCGACCTGGGGGACCGGGGAGTGTGCGACCAGCCCATCTACGCCGCACCGGGGTCCTCGTGGGCCAGGTGCCCGGCCTGTGACACCCAGTGGGAGCTCCAGCCGCTCCTCCAGTCCCACCTGGAGGCGGCCGCCGACTGGCTAGTCACCCCCGACGAAGGCGCGAGGCTCCTCACCCAAGCCGGATACCCCACGAGGGCGGCCACCATCCGACTCTGGAAACACAGGGGCCACCTCACCGACCACGAAGGCAGATACCACGTCGGCGACCTCCTCGCCGCCGCAGCACGCAGGAAGGACAAGGCAGCATGACACCAGAGATGACCCAGACGGCGCTAGCCGCCGTCGCTGAGGAAACCGTCAAGGCAGCCGTGAAGAGAAGCCTCACCATCACCATGATGGGGCACGCCACCGCCATCGCAGGCATCGCAGCCGGCCTACCAGCAGCCGACGCCACCGAGGCCATAGGCCAGGTGATCGGCATGCTCACCGAATCCCGAGACGCCATCGGAGACATGAAGTGAGCGACGTCGTGGCATGACGAAGGCGCCCCACCGGTTTGGTGGGGCGCCTCCCGTGTTCGGTCAGCGGGCGTGCCGCTCGACGATCTCCCAGAACAGGGCCGGGTAGATGTCGGCCGAGATGCAGTAGGTGACCACCCCGCTCGGGGCGAGGAACGTGGTGATGGTCTCATCTGCGATGGCGTCGATGTCGTAGTAGTCATCGACCGTACCGTCGAGGTCTTCCAGGCCCGGTGCCAGGGCGTCCCTGATCTCGTGGTTGATGGCTAGGTTGCGGGTGGGGTACAAATTCATTGTGGGGCTCCTTGGGGTGCGGTGGGCGGGTCAGTCTCCTTCCTTCAGTCGGTCGATCAGTCTGCTGATCTCGGGGCGGCTCATTGACTCCAGCCAGTGCTCCACGCTGCCGGAGCGCTGCCTCATCGTGGCTCCGAGGCCGGCGAACGAGGAGTTCATGTAACGGGTGTCGTAGCCCGCTTCGTCGAGGAGGTGGAGGGCGTAAGCGACCTGCTTGGGGGTGGCATTAGCGGCCATGGTTGGTTCCTTCCGTGGGGTATTTGGGTGGGTCGTGCCCGGCGGGGGAGTCGAACCCCCGCTGCGACCATCCGGGCGGGTAGGCGAGTCAGACAGTGGTCTCGGGGTCGTAGCCGAGGAGGGCGGCGACGGCGGCGCGGAGGTCAGCGTCGGTGGGGTCGTCGTCCGGCCCGGCGGCAACGTGGCCGTTGATGATGAGGCCGAGGCTGTCGCTCTCCTGGACGTACTGGCCGCGCGGGCCGACGGCGATCGCGCCATCCACGAGGTCGGTGACCTTGATCTGCCCGGCGGCGGCGTAGTCGGTGTTCTTGATGGTGTTGAAGGCCTTGCGGATGGTGCTCATTTTGGGGTTCCTTTCTTCGTTCCCGATGACTTAAGTGTATGCCCGCATACCCAATGGGGTCAAGCCATCAAGATGTGCGCTGCCACACACCCAGCCAGCGGTCCAACGTCTGCCGAGTCACCCCCGCCGCAGCAGCCACCGCTGTTTTCGACGCGCCACCACGCACCGCAGCCACCGCCACAGCGCGACGTCGATCCTCAGTCTCATCGAGGACCTCACATAGATGTCTCACCTCCTCACACAGGACCCCCAACTCCAACAAGCTCGGACGCTCAGTCTCAGCGCTCATCGCTACTCCTTCCAGGTCAGGCCCGGCCCCATCGCGGTGCCGGGCAGGGGTTGAGTCAGTCGTCCAGGGCGTCCAGCATCGCCCGGCGATAGGCGTCGATCGCCTCCGTCACCGCCGGGTCAGGGTGGCGCATAGACGGGACGTCTAGGCTGCCGTACATCTCAGGCGTCCACTCCTCGCGCGGGACGTAGCGCTCCACCGCCGGCCAGCAGGACGACTCCTCCGTCGTCACAAACCGACCGGGGTGCGTCTCGATCACGAAGGCCGCCTCGACCTCGTCGTCGAAGGTATCCAGGTGGAGGTGGATCGCCGCACCGTCGTCAGCGGTAGCGACCAGGACAGTGCCGGGGTAGTCGGAGGAGGTGGCAGGGTTCCAGTTGTAGCGGGCCATGGGGGTTTCCTTTCTGGGGTGCCCGCCCCATTTCGGGGCGGGCAATGGGGTGGTCAGTTGGCGTTGGCAACGGCGGTGGCGATCATGCGCTCCACCACGCCAGGGAGATTGAGGAGGGTGGTGTCCTCGTAGGCGAGAGCGCAGTTCACGCGGTACATCGCGCCCGGGATGGGGTGGATCGTGGCGAGGCCGCCAGCCCAATGGACCTCCACGGCCTGGCCGCGCCCACCAGGGTTGTCCTGGATGGTGACGACGTTGCCGAAGTGCCTGATGAGGTAGCTCGCTGCAACAGTGACGGGGGTCATCTCGGGGTTCCTTTCGGGGGTGGGGGTGATGTCAGTCGACGTCGTAGATGCTGAGGTCCATGCCGACGATGGCGGCGGCCTGCTCGTCATCCATGGTGTCACCACCCATGGCGTTAGCGAAGCGGTCGCCGTCCTCGGTGCGGCCCCAGGAGGGGATGTGGTAGAGGCCCTGGGCGTCGTCGGCGTACTCGAAGAGCGCGCGGGCGATGCCCTCGCCCTGGCGGTCCTCGTCGACCTCGACGTTGAGGATGAGGCCAGTGGTGTGGGCGATGAGGTAGCCGACCTCCTCGCCGTCGTCGATCATGGAGTACCGGGTGCCGGGGAGGTCGTCCTCGCTGTAGTGGCTGGTGGTGATTTCCATGACCGGTTCCTTTCTGTCTGTTCCGATGGCTCTAGTGTATGTCGGCATACCGAATGAACGCAAGCCCAGGGGGTGTACACAAACAGTGGGGTAGGCCACACTAAAGGGGGTGGGGCTATAGTAAGGGGGCACCCATCATGGACACCCACCCCCTCTCACAGCAGGGGCACCCCGTCAAGCAGAGGGGCAGGGGTATCGATAGGCGGGGGAGGGGGTCGACAATAGGGGCACCCCACAACAGACACACCCCACCCCGTGACCAAACCGCAACACGCCAGGCGTGACTACCACTTGCGCGCCGCTACTGAAACGCGCATCATACGAACATAGGCAAAGTGTCAGAGCCCAGCCGACCCACACGGTCGCTGGGCTCCACTACTGCCTACCCTTCTGGGGAGAAGGGAATGGGGAGAAGCGACGCGGCCCGCTCACGCACAGCAGCGTGACGCGGGCCGCGTGCGCACACGCGCGCGAGGAGGACACGTGACCACCTCACGCACCGGCACCACACGCTGGCTCCACAACGCAGCAGCAGCCAAACGCTCAGCGCGAGCAGCAGGACTAGAGCACTGTCCCATCTGCCACGTCCACCTCACCTGGGACGCTGGCCTACTACCATCCTCACCCGAGGCCGACCACATCGTGCCTCACAGTCGAGGCGGAAATGACACGCTAGAAAACATTCAAATCATTTGCCGCCGCTGCAACCAACGCAAAGGAAACGGCAGAAAAGCAAAGCCGCCGAAACGGAAACGTGACCGGCCAATCAAAATTCAAGAGACCACAGACACAGAAACATGGTAGAGTAGCCGCCAGAAATGAGGGACAGGGGGGATATACCCTCCCGTCCCCCACTCTCGCCCCCCCGTGGGTATAGCGGCATCTCTCCCCACCATTTTTTCCCAAGGGGGTGCTTATGAGTGCCGCGAGACTCCGCGCCGTGAAGGATGGCGAGACGGCCCCTCAGGCCCCTGGGAGCGTCCTGGACGCGACGGAACACGGGGACAGTAGGGACGTGATGGTGACGCTCAGGCGTCGCCTCGCTGCGTCTATCGATAGCCCTGAGACCCCGGCCCGCGACCTGGCTGCCCTGTCCCGCCGCCTCCTGGAGGTGGACAAGACGATCCGGGAGATCGACCTGGCTCGCGAGGAGCGCGAGCGGCAGACGGCGACTGAGGCGACGGAGGATGAGGATGGGCTCGGCGACATCTGAGCCCCGCCTGTCCGACATCGCGAAGCACCTCATCCTGCCTGAGGGCATCACGTCCACGGGCTGGCCTGCCGTCAGGGACCGCGCCAAGCGCTTCGGCCTGAGCTTCGACCGCTGGCAGGATGGGCTGGGGCGCGCGATCCTGGCGAAGCGCAAGGATGGGCTCTACGCGGCTGGGATCGACGGTGTGCAGATTTGCTTCCCGCGTCAGGTGGGCAAGACGTACACGATCGGTTCGATGATCTTCGCCCTGTGCACACTGCATGATGGATTCTTCGTCCTCTGGACGGCGCACCGCACGAGGACGGCGGATGAGACGTTCAGGGCGATGCTGGGTCTCTCGCAGAGGCCGGAGATCGCCCCGTACATCGATGGGCGCCCGAGGCAGGCGAACGGCCAGCAGGAAGTGCGCTTCATGAACGGTTCTCGCATCCTCTTCGGCGCGAGGGAGGGCGGCTTCGGGCGTGGATTCGCTGGGGTCGATAGCATCATCTTCGATGAGGCGCAGATTCTCGGTCAGCGGGCTCTGGAGGATATGGTGCCTGCGGTCAACACGTCGCCGAACCCTCTCATCATTCGCTTGGGGACGCCACCGAGGCCGATCGATCCTTCCGAGGCGTTCACGTCGTTCAGGAAGCAGGCACTCAAGGGCGAACTGGTCAATGGCCTGTATATCGAGATGGGCGCTGACGAGGATGCCGACCCTGAGGATCGCCGTCAGTGGCGTAAGGCGAATCCGTCGTTCCCCCACCGGACGCCTGAGTCCGCGATGCTGAGAATGAAGAGCCAGATGGGTCCCGAGTCGTTCCGGCGCGAGGGCTTGGGTATCTGGGACCCGGAGGTCGCGTCTCAGGCGATTGGCCGTGAGGCGTGGAACGCGCTGACGGTGGACGACGCCCCGAGCGGGCTGCGCTGGTGCGCGGCCGTGAGGTTCAGCGTGGACGGCTCCACGGTCGCCCTGGCCCGCGCTGGCCGAAAGCCCGAGCGCAAGTCTGAGGCTGTCTACGGCCAACTGTGCACCTCCCAGGGGGTGCGCAACCTGGGCGAGGGCGTCCACTGGGTCATCGACTACCTCACCAAGCACCGGGACCGCTGGGCGCAGATCGTCGTCGACGGCAAGAGCGGGGCCGGGGACCTAGTTGACCGACTCCGCGCCGCAGGGTTCAGCCCGAAGGTGATTTGGACGCCGACGACGGATCAGGTCATCGCCGCTCACGCGATGATGGACGCCGCGATCCGGGACCGGTCCCTGTCGCACCCGGACGACGCCGAGCTAGAGGCTGAGGCTGCCGTCATCTCCCGCCGGAAGATCGGCACGGGCGGCGGGTTCGGCTGGACCGCCCCGGAGGGGATGACCTCGGCCGGGATGGACGCCCTGACACTGGCCCACTGGGCCACGAAGATAACGAAGCGCAGGCCGCGTGAGCTGACCGGAAGGCGTGTGGGGGTGGTGATGTGATGGACCAGTGGGTCTACTACTCCCCGGTGCCGACCGACGTCGTCGGCCTGGCCGAGGATGACGCCGCACTCCTGGGCCGTCTGGTGAAGCAGTGGCAGGCTAAGCGCGCCAGGAATGCGCTGCGCCGCCAGTACCGGGACATGCAGGTGAACGTGGCGTTCTTGGGCGCGTCGGTGCCACCCTACATGCGGGACCAACTGGATATCGTGTGCGGCTGGCCTGACAAGGCGGTCACGTCGCTGGCGTCCCGGTGCATGTGGGATGGGGTTACGTCGCCGTCGGGCGAGGAGGACCCCTTGGGGGCCATGAGCCTCCTACATGAGAACCGGTTCGACCTTCTCGTGCCCGAGCTTGTGGACGCGACCCTGACCTACTGCTGTTCGTTCGTCGTCGCCCTGCCGGGTGACCCGGCTGCGGGTGACCCCGACGTCGTCGTGACGGGTGCTGACGCCCTGTGGGCTACTGGCCTGTGGGACGTGCGCCGTAGGGGCCTGGAGGCCGGGCTGCTGGTGGACTCCGCTGACGACAACGGCAAGCCGACGTCGATGCTCCTCCTCACCGGCGAGCATGTGACGCGCCTGGCCCTGGGCGACCGGGGGTGGGTGGCCGTCGCCCGCATGGATCACTCCCTGGGGCGCGTCCCTATGGAGCCGCTGCCGTACCGGCCCGCGCTCGGCCGCCCGTTTGGGCGGTCGCGGATCAGCCGTGAGGTCATGTCCATCACGGACCGTGTCGTCAGGGCGGGCTTCCGCACCGAGGTCAGTAGCGACCTGTACGCGGCCCCGGCGCTGCTTCTGCTGGGCGCTGACGAGACCATGTTCCAGAACGCCCAGGGCGAGAAGGTTCCGCTCTGGTCCTGGTACATGGGGCGCCTCAAATCGCTGCCGAAGGACGAGGACGGGGACAAGCCCGACCTCCAGGTGATCCCGCAGCAGTCGATGGACCCGTTCCTGTCGATGAAGCGCGCGCTGGCGGCCGAGTTCGCTTCGGCGACGTCGCTGCCGATCTCCGCGCTCGGGATCGTCCAGGACAACCCATCCTCGGCTGAGGCGATCTACGCCGCCAAAGAGGATTTGGTTGTCGAGGCGATGAACACCACGCGCAGCATCGGCTACGGCCTGAACCGGATCGTTCAGGACGCCATCTGTCTCCGCGACGGCATCCCTGTCTCGGAGATGGGTGACGAGGTGCGGAACCTCTCGACCCGCTGGCGCAATCCTGCGATGCCGTCCGTCGTCAGCCAGTCCGACGCCATGGTCAAGCAGATCGGCGCGATTCCCGAGCTCGCTCAGACTGACGTGGCTCTGGAGGAACTGGGCTACTCGGCTGAGCAGATCGTGCGTATCAGGTCGCAGATCAAGCGGGCGCAGGCTGGTGGGGTGCTGGATCGCCTGCTGGCGGCCACGCCCACCCCGGCCGCACCTGCACCGCAGGAGCCCGCTGAGGCCCCGGATGGGGTGACCGCTGGTGACGACGCGGGCTGACCTAGAGCGGCTGTCTCGCGGCCTGGATGAGGCCACGCGGATGGCGCTGGCGGCCTTGGCGGCGGCGTTCGCCCGGCTGGACCTGTCTAGCCCTGAGGCTGCGCGTGACGCTCTCCTGGTGGTGATGCCAGCCATCGCCGCCCAGTACGGCGACCTGGCCGCGTCCAGTGCTGCGGAGTGGTATGAGCGGATGCGTGCTGACGCCGTCGGCGGCCCCTACTCGGCCATCCTGGCTGACGGCCCGTCCGAGGTGCAGGTGGCGCAGGCGACCCGCTGGGCGGTCGGCGGCCTGTGGGGCGCTGACCCGCCCAGCGTGCAGGCCACCCTGGGGAACACCCTGTCCCGCTTCATCGGGCAGCAGGGGAAGGATACGGTGCACCGGAACGTCGCCGCCGACCCGGCTAAGCCGAGGTGGGCGCGAGTGCCCGGCCCCGGCGGCTGCTGCGCATGGTGCTCAATGCTCGCGAGCCGCGGCTTCGTCTACGCCAGTGCTGCGACGGCCGGGCAGGGGCACGCCTACCACGATCACTGCTCGTGCGTCCCGACACCCCTGTGGAAGGGCCAGGCGGATCGCATTCGCGGCTATGACCCGAAGGGCCTGCGCGCCGCCTACGACGAGGCCAGGGCGGCCGTGAAGGCGTCCGGTGCCACCGTCGACGACAAGGCGATAGCCGCCGAGATGCGCCGCCTGTCACCTGAGACCGTCACTGACGGGGTCTCCCCCGCCGAGTGACCCAACTACCTATGAGCCCCTGCCGCGATGGTGGGGGCTTTGTCGTGCCGCGATGGCACCAATCACCGAGGGAGAACCCAATGCGCAAGATCATCAAGACCGCTGAGGCCGCAAGTGCCGATGAGTCCGCGGAGCCGACCGAGGTCACCGAGACCGCTGGGGGTGAGCCCGCGACGGGCGACGCCACCGACACGCTCGGAGACGCCGGGAAGAAGGCCCTGGCCGCCGAGCGCGCCGCCCGTAAGGAGGCCGAGAAGCGCGCCAACGACCTCGCAGCCCAGATCAAGGCCGCTGAGGACGCGGGCAAGACCGAGGCCCAGAAGCAGGCCGACGCGCTCGCCGCTCTCCAGGCTGACCTGGCCGCGATGAGGGCCGAGAAGGAACGCGCCGAGGTCGCCGCCAAGACCGGCGTCCCCGTCGACATCCTCGCAGGCCCCGGCGACGACCCGACCATGTGGGCCGAGCAGGTCAAGGCATGGGCCAGCGAGCAGGCCAAGCCCGCCGAGGCGCCCGCCCAGCCCGTCGTCCGTCACCACGGTAACCCGTCCGGCGCGGGAGCCGCCTCCCTCGATGAGCAGATCGCCGCAGCCGAAGCGGCCGGGGACCGGACTCTCACGGCCTCCCTGAAGGCCCTGAAGCTCGGCTCCCGATAAGAGCCATCACGACCGAAAGGAGCCATGATGCCCGGAATCACCGGCATGGCAACCACCTACAACTGCCCGAACTACACGGGTGAACTCTTCGCCGCCAGCCCTGAGGACACGCCGCTGCTGTCCTCTATCGGAGGCCTGACCGGCGGCGTCTCCGCTGGCAGCACCATCTTCTCCTGGAGTGGCTACGATTTGCGCGACGCTGACGACGGCCGCCAGCGCACTGAGGGCGCTACCGCCCCCGCCGCTGAGGGCCGCCAGCGCTTCGCCGACTACAACGTCGTCGAGATTCACCAGGAGAAGGTCAGCGTCTCCTACACCAAGCAGGGCGCGACCAAGCAGGTGACCCCGGCAACCGGGGCGAAGACCGTCACCATCGGCGACACCGTCCTGCCCGCCGACGAACTGGCCTGGCAGATCAACACCGCCATGAAGCAGATCGCCCGCGATGTCGAGAAAGGCTTCATCACCGGAACGTTCGCCAACCCGACGGACAACCAGACCGCCCGCAAGACCAAGGGCCTGATCGAGGCAATCAAGACCAACGTCGCCACCACCACCCACAAGGCTGGTGAACTCACTGAGGCTGACGTCCTCGACCTCATCGAGAAGGTATGGGCGAACGGGGGCCTCCAGGAGGGTGAGACGCGGACGATCATCGTCAACTCCAAGCTCAAGCGAGCCCTCACCAAGGTGTTCATCAAGGACGCCAAGTACCAGGAGGGCACCCGCAACGTCGGCGGCGTCAACCTCAAGACCCTGGAGACCGACTTCGGGACGATGAACATCATGCTCAGCCGCTACGTTCCGGCTACGAAGCTGATTGTGGCTTCTCTGGAGCAGTTGGCTCCGGTGTTCCTGGAGGTGCCCGGCAAGGGCCACTTTTTCGCGGAGCCGCTGGCGAAGACCGGCGCGTCGGATGACGTGCAGATCTACGGGGAGATCGGCCTCCAGTACGGCAACGAGAAGTCTCACGGCTGCCTGACGGTGGCTGCTGGCTGACGCGGCATGGGGGCGTCCCGCACGCTGTGGGGCGCCCCTGCCCGGCCCAGAGAGAGGGAATCATGAGGATCACTTGCCACAAGCATCCATCGCTGCTGGTGACTACCCCGCACGTTGAGTTCGTGGATGGGGTGGCCGACGTCGACGAGGAGACGCTCACCGCGCTGACGCCGCTCCTGGAGGAGTGGGGTATCGACGCCGCCGATATCGGTGGCGAGCACGCCGAGACCAGCCCCGAGGGCCCCGAGGGCGCCACGGAGCCCGAGGACCCCGAGGACGCCACCCCGCCCGAGGAGGAGTCCCCGAAGCGGGGCAAGAATGGCTGACGTCTTCGCCACGGTGGAGGACCTGGAGGCGCGCTGGCGTGGCTTGTCTGAGCAGGAGCTGAAGCGGGCCGCGGTCCTCCTGGAGGACGCGACGGACCTCATCAAGTCCTCCGCGCCGCGCTGGCAGCACGCCACTGCTGGGACGCTGAAGCGCATCGCCTGCGCGGTCGTGAAGCGCGCGCTCCAGGCCGAGCAGGGGGCGGCTGATGGGCTACCCGAGCCCAGGGGCCTCCTGGCCAGCGAGATGCACACGACGGGGCCTTTCACCGACCAGTACGCCTACAGCAACCCTGAGGGCGACCTGTTCCTCAGGGCGGCTGAACTGAAGCAACTGGGCGGCCGCCGCAGCGCGGCGTTCGAGGTGGACCTGCTGGCTCCGGCGGTGGCCCCGTGATCGCCGCCGGGCTGGTCTCCGTGACAAGGCTCAGGGCGGGCGACGGTGGGCGCGACCAGTACGGTGAGGCTGTCCCCGGACCGGTCGTGGAGACGCCCCTGCCGCCCGCCCTGCTCAACCCCGGCGGCACGAGCGAGCCGGTCACTGCGGGCTCTCTGCCGGTCGTCAGCCAGCCCACCCTGTACTGGCGCGGGCAGCACCCGGATATCCGCTCCAGTGACCTCCTGCGCATCGCAGGCGTGACGTACCGCGTCGAGGGCGCCCCGGCGCGCTGGCCCAAGGGGACCGTGGTCACGCTCCACGCCGCCACCGACCCGAAGACGACGGGGGGTGCCTGATGGGGAAGATCAAGTTCAGGCTCAACGGGCCGGGCGTCGCCCAGATGCTCCAGTCACGTGAGGCGCAGGACGCCGTCAACGGGGCCGCGAAGGGGCTCGCTGAGCGGGCGGGGGAGGGCTTCAAGGTGCACTCCTCGACGACGTCGCGTGCCCGCGCCTACGTGCGTGCTGGCACCCGTGAGGCGGGCCTGAAGCAGTCCCGCAAGCATGTCCTGGAGCGCGTCTACGGCGGAGGTGGCGGCTGATGGCTGGGACGTCTCGGGACACGAAGGCCCTGGTGATGGCTGCCCTCGCGGCGGCCCTGCCGAGCACGGAGGTCGTCTCCACCGTCCCCTACGCGAACGGGGACCCGCCGGACCCGCTGGTCCTGGTGATCGCCACGGGCGGTCAGGGCCAGCACCACCGGGTGCTCTCCACCGGTCAGGTCACCATCGATTCCTTCGCTCCCACTACGGGCCAGGCAATGCGCCTGGCCCTTCGTGTTGACGCCGTAATAAACGCCCTCGTGGCCGGTCACGACTGGCCGGTCACGAAGGTCACGGGGAACGCCCCAGCAGAGTCGCCCGACCCGACCATCACGGCCGCCCGCGCGACGGCCACCTACCAGATCACCACACGGAACCAACCGTAAGGAGAACACCAATGGCAGCGAATGCCGACAACGTCCTGGGCTTCGGGTCGGATGACGACAGCCTTTTCCTGGGCGCCTATGACCCCCAGTTGGCCACCAAAATTCAGGGCCTCACCACCGCTGTCCCCGCCGCCCTGGAGGACTGCGGCTGGCTGTCCGACGACGGCGTCAAGCTGACGATGGACGACAGCGTGACAAAAATCAAAGGACACCAAGGCCATGGTGTCGTCCGCACGTTCATGGACTCCTCGGAGACTGGCCTGGAGGCCGCCCTCCTGGAGTCTAAGCTGAACATCGTGACCCGCTTCCTGAACGCCAAGGCCGAGAAAATTCAGGAGCAGATCGGTGCCGGGCCTCAGAAGACCGACGTCGTGAAGATGACGGCGAAGGCCCAGCGCACGGTGACCGTCCTGTCCGGCGTGCTCGACGTCTTCGACACCGCCTCCACCGGGGACACCCGTACCCGCATGCGGATCGTCTTCCCCCGCCTGGAACTCGGTGAGCGCGGCGAAGTCGCTTTCAAGGTCGGCGAGCTGACGGCCTGGTCCTACAAGCTGAGCGTCCTGGGTGACTACGTCATCTACTCCAACGCGAAGTCGCTGATCCCGGCCTGACGGCCGCTCTAGCCCCCTGCCCCGGCGCGGATGGTCGGTCCCTGCGCCGGGGCAGGGTCACCACACCTATGGGACCGCCAACCACCTGAAAGGGACCGACATGACTAGGAAGACCAGTGAGACCGGGAAGCGCGCCGCCGAGATCGGGGCCGCGACCCCGAAGGACTTCCAGGAGGCTGAGGCCAAGGGCGGCGGCATCGTGGAGGTGACCGTCGACGGCCTGACCATCGAGGTCGACCCGTCCACTTTCCAGTCCGACTGGGAGGTGATCGAGGCGCTGGCCGCCATGGAGGACGGCAGCGCCTCACCCGCGGCGATGATGCGCGTCACCAAGGCGCTCCTGGGCGACGCCTACGACACCGTGAAAAACCACGTCCGCGGCGACGACGGCCGCGTCTCGGCCGACGCGATGGGTGAATTCCTGGGGAAGGTTTTCGAGGTCCTGAACTTGGGAAACTGACGGCCCTCCCCGGGCTCCTGCGGGAGCATGGGGAGGAGATCGAGGCAGACCTACTCCGCGAGTATGGGGTCGACCTCCTGGACCTGTGGCGCGGCAGGCTGACGCCTCGCAGACTGCTGGTCCTCATCCGGGGGCTCCCGCCCGGCAGCGCCCTGGGTAGGGCTATGGGCGGGGACGTCGCCCTCTCCGACGAGGTCACGGCGATACGCATGGCTGCCTGGCAAATCTGCTGCTACATCGCCTCCGCCGTCGGAGCGAAAAAGAGCGACCTGCCGAAACCGCCCGAGCCGCCCGAACCTGGCTGGCAGCAGAAGGCCCGCGAGGCGCAGGAGCGGCAGGACGCCAAAGCGCGCCGCTGGCTCGCCAGGCACCCAGAACTGGCCGCCCAAGCCAGCGCATAACCAACACGAGGGAGGCCCCATAGCACGCCGCTGTGGGGCCTCCCAGCATATAGAGGAGGACCTGGATTGGCTGGCTACAACATTGGCACTGCCTGGATTCAGGTCGCTATCTCCGGCTCCAACCTCACCCGCGAGGTCGAGGGACAACTCAATAAGGTTAACACCAGCAAGGCTGAGAATAGCATCGTCTCCGGCCTGGGTGGGGCTTTCCAGAAGGTCGGGAAGATTGCGTCCGGGGCGCTCGCCGTCGCTGGAACCGTCGGCCTCGCGACCGGTTTCGCCGATATCGCGACTCAGGCAATCACCGCCTCCGACGCGACCAACAAATTCAAGAATACTCTTGGGTTCGCGGGGAAATCCGCGGACGATATTGAACGGCTCACCAAGAGCACTAAAGACTATGCGGATAAGACCGTCTACGGCCTGTCCGATATCCAGAGCATTACCGCGCAGCTGGCGTCGAATAATGTCGCCGGATATGACAAGCTCGCTGAGGCTGCCGGTAACCTGAACGCTGTCGCTGGCGGCAATGCGGAAACTTTCAAATCCGTTGGCATGGTGCTCACCCAGACCGCCGGGCAAGGCAAGCTCACAACCGAGAATTTCAACCAGCTCGCTGACGCCGTCCCGGGCGCGTCCGGGAAACTCCAGCAGGCCCTTCTTGAGGCCGGAGCCTACACGGGTAATTTCCGTGAGGCGATGGAGAAGGGGCAGATCACCGCCGAAGAATTCAACTCGGCGGTGATGGACCTCGGCATGACCGACGTCGCCAAGGAAGCGGCGACGTCGACGGCGACGATCGAGGGCGCATGGGGCAACCTCGAGGCCGCCCTCGTCTCTGGTGCGATGGGTATCGTCGACAAGATCAAGCCCGCCCTTACCGATTTCATGGGGAATGTCGCCACTGGGGCCGAGAAGGCTTTCGGGTGGATTAACGACAATCTCATCCCTGGTATTCAGGGCGTATGGGGTATCCTCGCTAAAGGCCAATTCGACGGCTCCTCTAAACTCTTCGGCCTCGAGGAGGATTCCGGGATTGTCGATTTCCTTTTCAAGATTGGGGAGTCCGCTAGGGCGGCCGGGGACTGGATTACCGGCACGCTTATTCCCGGAATCCAGGGCGTCGCCAGCATTCTTTTCCAGGGCGACTATCAAGGGCCTAGCACCCTGTTCGGCCTTGAGGAGGATTCAGCTGTAGTTGATTGGCTGTTCCGCATCCGGGATGGCGCTATCGAGGCTGGGAGCTGGATCAACAATACGCTTTTGCCCGCAATTCAGGGTATAGCGTCAATCATTTTCACAGGAGACACGGACAAGCCGATTTTCGGTCTCAAGCCCGATTCGGCGATCGTGAGCTTCCTGGAGGGGCTGCGCGACGCGGTCGGCTGGGTTGTCGACGCGGGCCTGAAACTGAGCGCCTGGATCGTTGACAACAAAACTCTTCTCGGTGGTCTTGCGGTCACGGTTGGGACTGCGGTCGTAGCATTCAAGGGAATGCAGGCTGTCATGGCGATTTCCGCCTTAGGGGGGTCTGCGAGCGCGATTTTGTCGTTCGTTACCGGGATGGAGGCGTTCAAGCGGGCGACGGACCTGGCGAAAATCGCACAAGCGGCTTTCAATGTGGTGATGAACGCCAACCCGATCATTCTTGTAGTCACCGCTATTGCCACTCTTGTTGCGGGCCTCGCATGGTTCTTCACCCAGACGGAAATGGGCAAAGCGGCGTGGGCTGCGATCACGGCCGAGTTCCAGAAATTCCTCGACTGGATTGCCCCCTATTGGAATGCGACGCTGACGGTTCTGGGGGCCGTCTGGAATCAGATTTGGTCCGCCGTGTCCGGGTTTTTCACCTCCTATGTGGTCCCCGCTATCACGGGCGCCGTGAGCATCCTGGGGGGCCTCTGGAGCGGTCTGGTGTGGATCGTGACCAGCGTATGGTCTGGAATCCAGTCGGCCGTGCAGACGGTGGCCGATTGGTTTACGTCCTATGTCGTCCCGGCTTTCGAGGCCGTGTGGACCGGCATCAAAATCGGCATCTGGGCGCTGTCAATTCCGTTCATCATCGTATGGTCGCTCATCCGCGCGTCCGTTCTGCTCGTCGTCGATTGGTTTATGACCTATGTGGCCCCTGTCTTGTCGACTGTGTGGTCCGGTATCGTCGCCGGGGCGCAGTGGCTATGGACCGGGGTGCAGACGGTCTGGGACGGCCTGAAATCCGCAGTCGGCGTCGTCGTCGACTGGTTCAACGCCTACGTGTCACCGGTCCTGTCTGCGGTCTGGGTTGGTATCCAGGTGGGGGCGCAGTTCTTGTGGGCTGGGCTTGTCGCGGTCTGGAACGGTATCCAGTCGGCGGTCCGGACGGTCGCGGATTTCTTCACAGCCTATGTGCAGCCCGTCATTTCGGCTGTGTGGACCGGAATCCAGGTCGGCGCTCAATTCCTCTGGAATGGGATCGTCACCATCTGGAACGGCATCCAGTCGGCCATCCAAACAGTGGTCGGCTGGTTCCAGACCTACGTGCAGCCCGTCATCACGGCCGTATGGGACGGGATCAAGGCTGGGGCCGACCTTCTGTGGAGCGGCCTACAGACAGTGTGGAATGGTATCAAGGACACCATCAATACAGTGGCGTCCTGGTTCCGGGATACGCTCAAACCTATTTTCGACACGGTCACAACGAATATCAAAACCGCGTTCGACAATATGAAGAGCGGCATCCAAACCGTTTGGGACGGGGTTAAATCCGTAGCCGCAAAACCCATCAATTTCTTGATTAACACCGTCTATAAAGACGGCATCAAGAAAACTGCTGACAGTATCGCGGAAAAGCTCGGCCTGTCCCTGCGCCTACCGGATGTCAGTCCGATCCCCGGCTACGCCAGTGGTGGCGTCCTCCCCGGCTACAGCCCGGGGCGCGACATCTACCACTTCTACAGCCCCGACGGCGGCGGAGCTATCGCCCTCTCCGGGGGCGAGGCGATCATGCGGCCCGAGTGGGTGCGCGCCGTAGGCGGCCCCGCAGCGGTCCACCGGATGAACGCCGCCGCCCGCGGCGGCGCGGGAGACCGAGTCCCCGGCGGAGACAGGGGCGTCGGATTCGCCGCATTCGCCGACGGCGGTATCTGGGACAAGCTCAAGAGCACCGTCGGCGCAGGCGTTCAGACCGCCAGCAATTGGATTGCCACGGCCGCGGACGCGGTTTCCTCGATCATTTCCGATCCACTCGGGGCGGTCGAGAATCTGCTGCGCATTCCGATGAATGCAGCCCTCAAGGGTATTCCCGGGTCAGCATTCTTCAAGGACATGGCGATGGCCCTGCCCGGGAAATGGGTCGACGGTTTCGGGGAGTGGCTGAAATCCAATACCGCCGCGATGCCTGTTACCGGGTCTGCCACGGATATCGTGAACGCAGCGCGTATGGCGATTGGCGTCCCCTACGTGTGGGGTGGCTCGTCGATTCCCCCAGGCCTGGACTGCTCTGGTCTCGTGTACTGGGCGGCCCATCAGATGGGGTCGAGTATCCCGCGTCTGACGGCGGCGGGGTACCAGTCGGGGGCTACTCCGGGCGGGTCGATCAATGCGCCGGGGACGCTGCTTTTCTGGGGGCACCCGGCTTATCACATTGCCATTGCGTCCGGTAATGGCATGATGGTTGAGGCCCCGCGCCCGGGGCTTTCTGTTCGCGAGACCGGCATATGGGGCGCGCCGTCGACGGGCCTCTACAAATTCGATTCCGGCGGCCTTTTACAGCCGGGGCTGACAACTGTGCTGAATGCTACGGGTAAGCCGGAGCCGGTTTTCACGGGTGGCCAGTGGGACAAGATCGACGACCTCCTATCCAAGGGGAATTCCGGCGTGCCGGATGTGCTTGAGGTGAGGGACGTTGACGGCGTCCTGATCGGCCGGATGCAGGTGGAGGCCGGGCGCGCGGTAGATCGCGTCGCGTCGGACCTGTCCGGCCGTCGCATCCGCTAACCGGGCGGGGATCGCCACACCAGCGATCCCCGCCCCCTATTCCGAGAGGCGACTATGGGCTACACCAAAATGCGGACCAACCTCTGCGAAAACGGTTCCTTCACCAAGGACTTACATTGGTGGTGGGGTTGGAAATCAGAGCTATCCGTCGAGAACGGGCGCCTGAAAATCAAAGCTCTTGACGCCAAGGGCTACGATAAGATGGCCGCTAGTGAGAAAATCAACCTTGGCGGACCTGCTGCGTCGGAACAGAAATGGGTGTCGGTCGCCGCGGATTTCGACACGTCCCCAATGGGTGCGAACCTGCAAGACGTCGCCATGCTCGCGATCCGTTTCTACACCGCGGGTGGGCGGACGGTCCGATACGCAAACATGCTAGGGAAAGTCACGCCCGTTGGCAGGGCCGGGCTAATCCTGTCTATTCCCGGCGATGCTACCGCCTTCGACATTTACGTCGGCGTCAAATCCCACGGCAACCCGGTCGGTACGATTTACGCCGACAACGTGCTCTGCTCCATGGGGGCGACGCGCGAAGACGTTTCCGATCTCTCGTATTTCGACGGCGACACCCCATCCTACGAGGAAGGGCACTCCGGCGTCGGGTGGCGCTACGAATGGACTGGCGAGAAATACAAGTCGCAGTCCCGCGGGATTTACGGCGTCCTGCCCGGCAAAGATATTGCCATCGAGGATATCAGCGCCCAGGAGGGACACCCTGCTGTTTCTCTGGCTGTCCACGGCGACGGCTCGGGCTATTCGGTAACCAGGACTGTCCGGGGTTTCACGACCCTAATTCGCGGTGGTGCAAACGTCCGCATCTCCAATCTTGATTACGTCGAGGATCATGAAATCCCGATTGGCGTCGAGGTTACCTACACTCTGACGAATGAAATTGCGGAGCAGTCTTTTTCCTCGACGATCCGCCTGGATTCGCCGTCGGCGTGGTTGTCCGACCCCCTCGACTGGACATCCGCGATCGAGCTGGATATGGGCGACCAGGGGCGTGAGGACATACCCCTGCTGACGGCGGGCTCCCTGTCTGGCCACAAGTGGGGCGTCGGCGGGAAAACCGTCCTGCCCCTGGGGGCGAGGCTGCCGGTCCAGCTCGGGGCCGCCAGGAGCGCCCCTGAGTCCCTGAAAGCGATCATCACGACCTGGAGCCAGGCGCAGGCTGACCGGGTTGCTGCCCTGGTGGAGCAGGCGGGCGTCCTGCTCCTGCGCGTCCCTCATGACCCGCAGCGGGGCACCCTGTGGGGCGGGTACCTGCCTGCCGACGTCGGCGTGGAGTGGGTGGCCGAGGGGATCACGCGCTGGGACCTGTCCGGGGGTGTGGTCGCGCCCCCGTCGCTGCCGGTCCTGGTGGTCCGAGCCACCTACGACCGCACCAAGGAGCTCGCTGCGGGGGCCACCTACAACGCGGTCAAGTCCCGCCTGGGAACCAAGACCTACGCGGACATCAAGAGGCGTCCGCTACAGATTGGAGGCTGACCATGCTCGCCATGACTGATGCCGCGAGGCAGTCGATCACCGGCACCCGCTCCCGCGAGTCGGTGCAGGTGGACGCCTACCTGGGTGATGATCTCGTGCGGGCTGGTCTGCGCGTGGAGTCCTGGTCCCTGACCTGGGACGCGTCCCGCGCCGTCCAGTGCTCGGGCACCATCAAGGTTATCGATGAGGATGGCACGCTCCAGCCGTGGGTGCTGGGGGACGTCCTGGGGCCGGGGGCGCGCCTGCGCCTCACCTGGATCGCCGAGGATGGTAGCCGTATCCCCCGCGCCGTCGTGGTTGTCACCAAACCGGAGCCGGAGCAGTTCTGGCAGCTCACTCGCGCTGGGGGTGTGGAGCGGTGGCTGACGACCGGCGGGGTCATCACCTGCGCCGTTGAGGACACGTCAATTCTTCTCCAGCGCGACAAGCTCCAGGCCAAGACCCCGGGCGATGAGCGCTCCGACGTCGTCAAGGAGACGCGCCGTCTCCTGGCTGGGACGGTGCCGCTCGTGGACGACTCGAAGAACCTCACACTGCCGAAAGTGGCGGCCGGGACAATCTACGAGAAGGAGAGGCTGGACGCGATCGATGACCTCCTGTCTCACGGGGGCCTGGCGCGCCGCACGGACGGTGAGGGCACGATGCACCTCATCGACCCGAAAAAGGGCGCGGACGCCCCTGTCTGGAAAATTCAGGGCGGGGATTTCATGGCCGCCCTGGTGTCCCTGTCCCGGTCGATGGACCTGGGCACCGTCTACAACTCGGTCGTGGCCACGTCCCAGGGCGGGAAAGGTGAGTATGTTGGGCGCGCATACCTCGATCGGGGTGTCGCGAAATGGGGTGGGCCTCTCGGCAATGCGACGGAATTTTACTCCTCGCCGCTGATCGACTCCCCCCTAGCGGCCGAGCGGGCCGCCGCTACCCGCCTCGCCAATCAGACCGGCCCCAAAACCACCAGGCTCAAGGTGCAGTGCCTCCCGCACCCAGGATTGGAGCTCTACGACTGGGTGACGGTAACCGTCCCTACCCGGTCAGGCAAGGCGATCGACGTCACCGGGCAGGTCATGTCCCTGACGCTCGGTGGGGACGCGATGGGTGGCGTCACTGCCTCCACCCTGGAGGTCGACGTCGACGCCAACGAAATGCGCAGCGTCATCCTCGGGGACAAGCAATCATGAGCCTGGCCGAGCTGATCGCGGGGATCGGGCAGCAGGGCGGGGCCAGCATCGTGACCGGCACCGTCGGCTGGTCTCAGGGCCGCCCGGCGGTGACGATCGAGGGGGTGCAGGTACCCGCGACCTGGCTCGACCCTGTGTCCGTAAATTATGGGGACAGCGTCCTCGTGGCCCTCACCAGGGGCGAGGCAGGCCAGTCGTCGGCGATCGTCCTCGGCCGAGTGACAGACACCCCCCGCCCGACGACCGGCACGGTCGTCAGCATCGGCAGCGGCCAGGCCGTCGTCCGCACCGCTTTCGGCACCGTGTCCGCGACGCACTCGTGGAGCGCGCCGAGTGTCGGGCAGGTCGTGTCCCTGCTGTGGCAAGACGGCCGCCCGACCACGGTCGGCCCCGTCACCTACAGTGCCCCTGACACGCCCACCGCGGGGCCGCCTCCCGCACCCGCGCAGCAGCTCGGCCAGGTCGACGGCGTCGCGGTAATCCGCCCGGCTTTCTCTGCCTCCTGGAGCGCGCGCCGCTCTGACGGCCACCCGTGGACTGAGCGCATCGTCGTAGGCGGGAAATTCGCATCAACCGGCGCATGGGGGTACGGCGGCCAGTTCGCAGCCCTGAAGGCGATTCCCAACTTCCGCACCGTGGAGGCCAGCCTGCATTTCGGGGAGCGGACCGCCGACGGCGGGAACATGCCCGTCACCATCCAGGGCCGCTGCCACACAGCCGGGAGCCTGGTCCAGCAGCCGACGGCGACCGGACCATCCCTCTCCGTAGCTCTCGCCAAGTGGGCGCCCGGCGGCCAGGACGTCACCCTCCCGGCGGATGTAGCCCAATGGCTCGTCACCAACGGCGGCGGCCTCCTATGGACCGGGGGCAGCACCGAGGGGGGCGTCTCCGATATCGGCACCGACCCGGATAGCGGCCGAATCACTATCAAATGGACCACGCTCCCGCCAGCACCAAAAGGACAAGGGGTATAAATGGCAACTACGCTGATGAACCGAATCCGCGTCCCGGAAGGGACGGACCCTTTTAACGCCCAGGGCGACATGGATGCCCTGGCTCGGTCGGTGCGGACAATTATCTGGGCGCAGAATTGGCAGGACGCCTACAATAAAGCGAACCAAGCGAAATGGGATTTGGGTTGGAACCCATCGCCATCCAACCCTGATTTCTACTGGGTGGAGAACCCGGGGTGTCTGGTCCGCTACGACGGCACCAGATGGGACGGAACCTCGGGTCTCTATATGGAGACGACGCAGCAGGGGGACGCTGGCATCGAGTATACGGCGCCCGGCCCGAACGAGGTCATGCTGATTAAGCACGGCCGCCAGTCGTCGAATACGGATATCCAGTTCGGGAATGGCTACATGCCGACGATGGTTTTCAACACGCCCTTTCCGAAAACTTGCCTAACCGTAACCGTGACGCCGATCTACAATTCCGGCGGCAAATACGGGTTCACGAACAACCGCATGCCAATGGTGGACTATGCGTCCAATCGCGGTTTCCGTATCATGTACCCCGGCGAGACGTCATCCACCAACCATTCGTTCATGTGGCAGGCCATTGGCTACTAACCATTTCCTGTCCCCGTACCAATCCTGGTGGCGGGGATTTCCTATACCAAATCACGGAAAGGAAACCGTATGTCTGTTGGAAGTGTGGCGGCCGCGCAGGCTCGCTACATCTGCGACGTCGCCGACGTCGGCTACAGCCAGCCTGAGCGCCGCTCCTGGTATGCCAGCGCCGACGAGGCTGGCTACGTCACCACCCCCCAGAACGCCGACTGCTCGTCGCTGGTGTGCGGGTCGATTTGCTTCGGCCTGCACGTCACCTACGGCGTCCCCTGGGGCCACCCTGCCCTGCCGGAGATCGACGGCCTATGGACCGGAAACATGCGGCAGGGGCTCGAGGCCCGCGGCTACCGAGAGGTCAACTGGGACGACGCCAGCCTGTACCCGGACGGAGGCTTCCAAGTCGGCGACGTCGTCCTGTCCGCCGGACCAGAGGGCGGAGCGGGCCACGTCGTCATCATCACCGACCCCGCCGCCGACTACCTGTCGGAGGCATGGATCGCCGAGGACGGCAGCATCGACGGCTACGCTGGCGACACCACCGGCGGCGAGACCCGCACCGTCCCCTACTCGAGCCACCCCTACACGCTGACCGGGAAATGGACCAGCTGCCACCGCTTCGACGACAGCCTGTTCCTGTCCCAGTGGCCCGAGTTCGCTGGCGCGAGCGCCCCGGCACCGGCTCCTGCGCCCGCTGCGCCGTCGGCGTCGAGCGAGCCGACACATGCGCACGGGATCGACGTGTCCAGTCATCAGGCTGGCATCGACTTAGCGGCGGTCCCCGGCGACTTCGTCATCGTCAAGGCGACTGAGGATGACGACTACATCAGCCCCGTCATGCACACGCAGGCGGCTAGTGCCCTCGACGCCGGGAAGCGCGTCGGCTTCTACCACTTCGCCCGACCCGGCGATGCGGGCGCCCAGGCGCGCTTTTTCGTGAGCGCCGTCAGCTCCTATGTCGGGCGCGCGACACTGTGGCTGGACTGGGAGTCTGACGCTGTCGCGCAGGGGCCTGGGTGGGCTCTGGCGTGGCTCGACACGGTCGCCTCGCTGACCGGCCTCACCCCGGGCGTCTACATGAACGGGTCCGCCGCCAGCGGCTACGACTGGTCGGCCGTCGCCGCCAAGTACCCGCTCTGGTACGCGGGCGGCCCGGACTACAGCGACTACGGCAGGAGCTACACGGACCCGTCCGTCCCGTCCGTGCCGTACTGGGGTGCCCCTCTGGTGCACCAGTACACCGAGGACGGACGCCTGCCTGGGTACGGCGGCAGCCTCGACCTGAACAGGCTGCGTGATCGCGCAGCCTGGGACGCCATGGTGGGGGCGACCGCCCCCGCCGACACCACCACTACAGAAGAGGACGATATGAAAATTCTCGGGCTCGACTTCGGCAACGGGACCTACGGGTACGCCCGCCTGACCCCCGGCCTGGGCGCCTACAGCATGGACCAGGCTACCGCCGATGCCTTCTACCGCGCTGGCTACCGCACCACCTGGGTCACCGGCGAGGACTTCAATGCCCTCGTGAAGGACTCATGGGACCAGTACAATTACCTGTTTGGCTCCCTCGCTGGCAAGAAGGACGTCGAGGCCGCTACGGCCGAGGTCCTGGCCGCCGTCAAGGCCAACGCCGCGCCCAAGACCGAGGAGGCGGCCGCGTGAGCAAGCACCTCGCCACCCAGATCAATCACCCATCGCGCGCCGTCATCCGCACCATTTTCCAGGCCCTCGTGGGCCTGTGCGCGCTCGCCCCGGTGGTCTACAGCGCCGCGTCGCAGCACGACCCCGCTGTAGCTACCGGGGCCGCCGCTGGTGTCCTCGCCGTCACCGGAGCGGTCACCCGTATCATGGCTCTGCCTGGCGTCGACGCCTGGCTGCGCGCCTATGTGCCGTGGCTGGCCGCCTCCCCAGCTGAGCAGCGGCCCGCTACCAGCGAGCCTGAGGCGTCCTGATGGGCCTGGGCCGCCGCATCTGGGGGACCCTCCATGAGCCCCGTATAGTCACCGCCCTGATGGTGATCACGTATGGGGTCGTGGCGGCCGCCATGGCCCTCATCCTCACCAGCCCGCGCGTCCAGCCGTGGGACGTCACTCTGGGGTGTGCTGTCACTATCCTGGGGTGCCTGCTGGGTGCCCCGTCCGCGTGGCGGGGCTGGTGGGGAGTCGAGGGGCCAGCGGCGGCCCTCACCGCCCTCGGCCTCCTCGCCGTCGCCGTCGAGGACACTCTGCGCGCGCTCACCACTGACCGGTGGCCGGGGTGGCCGCTCCTCATCATCATCGCTCTCCTCCTCATGATCGCCCAGCGGATGGCCCGCACCTGGGGCCGCGCGTGGGAGCCCGGCCGCGAGCCGGACACCCCGCTTCGTCGGGCACAGATCGGCGTGACCGTCGCGAAGGCCCGCGAGGCTGACGCGGCGGCCCGCGCCGCAGAGAGAGGAGAGACGGGATGCGAGCAGCCGACCTGATCGCCGTCGTCATCACGAGCGGCCTCGCCGCTACCCTGGTCGGGCAGATCGGGGCCGCTATCCGCGCTCTCTGGCACGCCCGTCAGGGGCGGGAGACGGAGGTGCAGGCCGCGCGCCGGGAGGCCGCTCAGTGGGAGTGTGTGGCGCGCAGGACGCGCGCGATCGCCCTCGACCGCGGGGCGCCCCTGAGCGACCTGCCGCGCGGCCCCGGGGAGTCTCCGATCAGGGACCTCGCTGACGACTGACAGGAAGGCGCCCCTCCCACCTTCGGGTGGGAGGGGCGCCTTTTGTCATCTCACCAGAGGTGAGTCATCCACCAGTAGATGTTCCGCGCCGGTCGAGCGACGAGCGTGTCCCAGTAGTAGCCCATGGTCACCTCCTCGGGGTCATTCTAGCCCGCTAGCGCCCCCGCTACCTACTTCGGGCGTGGGGGCGCGTTTCGTCGTCTCTGTTGGCTGTTTATGGCGTGATTCCGGGGGATTCTCGGTGTTGTGGGAAAATGGCTAGTTGATGGCTAGTTTCGGGGCGGCTGGTCGGCGGTTTGGTGAGTGCTGTCGGGGGGTATCACCTGGAATGGCACCTGCTTTGGGAGCAGGGGGCCGCGGGTTCAAATCCCGCCAGCCCGACCGGGAAACCGCGGAATCGCCGCGAAATGTGCGGTACCTACTTGGCTCCTCTTATGCTATCCTGGGACGCGGATGGCTAGCCAGATGGCTAGTCGACGGCTACGAGAGGACCGACCATGGCCTACGGTGAGGGCACCGTCTACCAGCGGCGCGACGGCAAATGGGTCGCTTGCGTCGAGGCTGGCTACACGCCATCCGGTGGCCGCCGACGGATCACCCGAGCGCGAGCCACCGAGGCGGAGGCCAAGCGCGCCCTGCGCGCCATCCGCCGGGAGGTCCTCGCCGAGCAGCAGTCCACCGCCGTCAGCCCGCGCACCACCCTCAAGTCCTGGCTCGACACCTGGGCCGTCGACTACAAGCGGACCGCCCGCCCCCGCACCTACTCGAATGACATCGCCCTCCTCGGCAAGTGGGTCGTACCCACCATCGGGCACCGCCGCCTCACCGACCTCACCGTCACCGACCTACGCAAGATGGAAGCCGGCATGAGGCAGGCCGGGCGGTCAACAACGTCGATCCGCTACGTCCGGCTGATCCTCCACCGCGCCCTCAGGGCCGCCATCGTCGAGGGTCACCGCATCCCCGACTCCGTCATGCTCGCACCCAAGCCCAAGGCGGCCGCCTCCAAGCGGCAGGCCATCCCCGCCGCCGACGCCGCTACCCTCCTCAAGGCCGCCACCGAGAAAGACACCTGGCCGCCCCTGCCCGACGCCATGAGCGCCCCCGCCCACCGGTCCCGCCGCCTCGCCACCGAGCAGGACGCCAGCCGGTGGGTCGCCGCCCTTCTCCAGGGTATGAGGCAGGGGGAGTGCCTGGGACTCACCTGGGACCGTGTCGACCTCGACGCCGGTACCCTCACCGTAGACCGACAGCTCGTCGAGATGACCGCCGCCGAGGACGTCACCGGCACCGACGGCGTGGTCTATGAGCACCTGATGGACGGCTACTACTGGGGGCCGGTCAAAACCGCGGCGGGCTCCCGTGTCCTGCCGCTGGTGCCGTGGATGGCGGCGGCCCTGAGCGCCTGGCGCGACCAGTGCCCGACCTCGCCCTATGGGCTCGTGTGGCCCCGCCCTGACGGCGGCCCGTGGTCGAAAAAAGACGACCGGCTGGCGTGGCGCGCCCTCCAGGACGTGGCTGGCGTCCACAAGGACGGCGGCGGCTACTATCTCGTGCATGAGGCCCGCCACTCGACGGCGACGCTCCTCATGGCCGCCGGGGTCCCCGCCACCGTCGTCATAGCAATTATGGGCCACACCGCGATCACGACCTCCATGGGATACCAACACGCTGACCTCGAGCAGGCCAGGTCGGCTCTCGAGGCCGTCGCTCCCCGCCTCGGCCTCGCCTCCACCCCAACCCCCTAGAAAGGAAAACCACCATGTCACTCATCTACGCCGCCCAGATCAAGACCGACGACGGCAAGATCGGCGTCTACCACGACGGCTCCCTCAACCTCCCCAAGCGGCTCACCGTCGTCCCCGCCGTCGACGTCGCCGACATCGCCATCGAGGACGGGAAGGCCGCCAGCAAGCGAGTCACCGCGGCCCGCGTCGCCGCCGTCGGTGTCCTCGCCCTCGCCATCAAGAAGAAGGTCGACGCCACCAAGTTCATCGTCATCGAGACCACCGAGGTCGCCTACGTCTACGAGATCAGCGCCAAGCGCTACCGGGAGGCCAGAGAGTTCGTGAAGCGGGCGCAGGTCGCCGTCGCCCGCGGCCAGGCCGCAGCGGCAGAGAAGGTCGAGGAGTCCACCCCGGCTCCGGAGCCGCCCGCCACCGCCGCTGACGTCGAGCCCAGCGAGCCCGCCAAGCGCCGCTGGTGGGAGACCACCGTCGGCGACCTCATCAATGACCGCCGCGCTCGGAAGGGGAAGGCCCCCATCGACTTCACCGCGGCGTGACAATTCCTTAACGGGATCGATACCGATTGGTTGGCCGTCGCACCTGACGGCCGTCAGCGAGGTCAGATGACCGCGCGAGAAGTGGCCCCGCCCAGGCAGTACCGGGTGGGGCCACTTTCCTGTCTGCGCCGCCTGCTGTCAGCAGGAGAATTGGGGGACACGCTGCTCCTCCCGCAGGCGCTCCTCGGCCAGCGAGACGATGGTGGAGACGCTGACTCCGAGGGCGTCAGCGAGCGCGCACAGGGGGTCGAAGGTGATGGACCTGTCCGCCTGTAGGAGGCGTGTGAGCGTGCGCAGGGGGATGCCTGTGGAGGTGGATAGGGAGCGCATGGTGATGTGCTGCTGCTCCCTGAGCTCGCGCAGGACGGCGGCGGCCGCGGCGTTGAGACCGGCCTCGGGGTTGGTTGCTTGAGTTCCCATGCTTTGAGTGTGCCATATTGGACCACAAGGTGACGGAATGGTAACGGTTTTCTGAGCGATCTCCCAGCATCTTGCCAGGTGCCCAAGTGGGCACCTACTGTTGCCCACATGGACCACAGAAACGAGCCGCCCCCCATCATCCGGGCGATCACCCACCAGATGGAGACAACAGGCACCAGCCTCCTCCAGCTCAGCCGAGACGCGGACATCCCCCGCTCCACCCTCCAGCGCAGACTCCGAACCGGCCGCGGCCTACAGCTCGACGAGATCAGCCGGATCGCCGCCGCCCTCGGAACCACTGCCAGCCAGATCATCACCCAGGCAGAAGCCGCCTAACCCCTAAGGGAACCCATCATGTGCAACCCCACCACCCAGCGCCCCATCTCAGAGGCCATGCCCCTCGTGAACGCCCTCATCGAAGAGGCCGAGCGCAACTGCATCGACATCTCCCACACCTACATCCACGCCCTCCCCGAAGGGCGCTTCGACATCGCCATCTACCCCTACGACGGCGGCTTCGACGCCATCTGCGACCTCCTCGACCTCTTCGTCCGCGAGCAGCGCTCCGATGCCTACGAGCCAACCTCTTGGTACGCCAGCCGCAGCGTGGGCCGCTGGTACATCCACTCCTCCTACTACGGCGATGAGCCGTTCTTCGGTGCCGAGGCGGCCGCCGCATGAGCACCTACATCCTCGGAGCCGCCGCTGCCGCCGCCATCCTCACCGAGGCCGCACTCACCACCGCACTCGGTCACCACACGGGTGTCCTCCTCCTCGCCGTCACCCTCACCGCAGTCCTCGCAGCCCACACCATCCGCACCGAAAAGGAGCCCCGCCGATGACCGTCGTCCTCACCTACACCCTCAGCGGGGCCGCCGCAGTCACCGGCCTGTCCGTCGACTACATCCGCAAGGCCGTCAAGTCCACCGACCCCGACTTCCACCTCCCCGCCCACATGGCAGGCACCAAGTACCTCATCCGCCGAGACGACCTCGAAGCCTGGATCGACCGCCTCCCCGAGGCGTAACCCCCCGACTCCCCAGAAAGGACCCCTCGTGAAAACCCCTCTCACCATGCTTAAGCCCCTAGGGGGCGGCGAGTATTCCTTCCGCTGGCAGATGCTCTCCGCCGTCCCCGTCATCCACCAGAAGTGCGAGGCCGTCGCCGACCTCATGAACCTCCTCAGGACGCTCGGCATGGTCCTCACCAGCGAGCCTCGCACCACCGTCAAGCACGGCGTCATGCCCGTCCTCAGCCTCAAGTTCCGCGCCCGCTACGCGACCGACCACGAGGCCCGCCAGCTCCAGCAGCCACCCCACCCCCACCACAACGACCAGGAAGAGGCCGCAGCATGACCACCGCCAGCACCATCCACCCCAGGGAGCGCGGCTCAGTCCGTGCCACCGACCCCGACACCAGCCAGTGGGCCGCCGACTCCATCACCGACGCCACCACCTCACAGGACTTCGTTCTCATGGTCCTCCGAGACTTCACCCGCCCCGCCCCCTTCACCCTCGCCAACGTCGTCGACGTAACCCGCGGCACCCTGTCCCCCTCCCGTGCGCGCACCGCCGTCCGCGAGCTCCAGGACAAGGGCCTCATCGAGGAGACCGGCGAGTACGCGACCACCCCCTCCGGCCGCCGCGCACGCCTCCTCACCCTCACCACGCAGGGGAGGGCCGCCGCATGACCGCCCTGACCATGGCCCAGCGCCGCCACGATTTCGAGGCCATGCTCAAGCGGGCCGTGCGGGTCCGGGCCGCAGGACAGAAGCGGCGGGAGATGTACCCCGAGGCCGACGGGCTCATGCTCGCCAGGCTCACCAAGGAAGTCTCCAACCTCTGCTACGGCTGGCACGAGGCCGCCCACCGGGCATCCACCGGGGCTCTCACCCCATACACGGTCGGCCAGGTGACGAAGAGCGCCCTCCAGGTCGCCGCACACTGCCTCGCCGCCCTCCGAGACCGAGACCCTGATGGGTACCTGGAGAGCGCCCGGCGCGAGGGATACCTCAGTCTCCGCAGTCGCGATCTGGGGATGCCCCCCAGCGTGCGGATAGGCCGTTTCATCACATACCTCGGTGACCTAGCCGCATGCTCCACGGACTCCTACGACCCCGACGGGGGGATCGCCCCCCACCGTTTCCGCGCGCTCACCGTCGAGGCCGTGTGTGCGGCGCTGGCTGCCGAGCGCGGCCTCTGGCAGGAGGAGGAGTCGTGACCGCCCTCTACTACGAGGATGACCAGGTCACCCTCTACCACGGTGACTGCCGCGAGATCACCGAGTGGCTGACAGCGGACGTCCTCGTGACTGATCCGCCCTACGGTGTGCGGTGGACGGGCATCGCGACCTCCTACCGGCATGGTGTCGCGATCCCACAGCGGCAGCCGGACATTGCGGGGGACAGCAGCGTCGAGAGCAGAGACACGATCCTCACCATGTGGGGCTCCCGCCCCGCAATCTGCTTCGGCTCCTGGAAAGCGCCCCGCCCGGCGGGCGTGAGGCATCGTCTCATCTGGGATAAGCAGGGCATGGCGCCCGGCCCAGTGCGGGGCGCTTTCATGACCATGGACGAGGAAATCTATGTCCTAGGCGAAGGCTTTAAGGCCTCCGCCCCCCCCCCAGAGGTCGGTCATCACCACCCGCGAGTGTCGCAGCCTGGAGGTGCAGCGCGCCGGGCATCCGACGCCGAAGCCGATCGGGCTCATGGAGAGGCTCATCGAGCGCTGCCCCGATGGCGTCGTGGCAGACCCGTTCGCGGGGTCGGGGGCTACGCTCCTCGCTGCCCGGAATCTAGGGCGGCGGTCTATCGGCGTCGAGCTGGAGGAGCGCTACTGCGAGACCATCGCGACCCGGCTGTCCGAGCCGGTGCTGGACCTGTGGGGCGGTGAGGTGGCGTGACTCGCATCCTCCTGCCGGGGCGGATTCGCCGCCACCTCGCCGACGTCGAGGAAGACAAGCCCCATCAGCACCCAGATGGCATGTATTACCCGGTCTGGCGACTCTGTAACGGGCTCGGCAAACTCGAAAACCTGGGCTTTCTCACCCAGCACTGCGAGGACGTCGAGAGCGCGTGCCTCACCGGCCCGCTCGTCTGTCCTGATTGCCTGGCTGCCCACCGGTCCGCCGTCGTCGAGGGCATAGGGACCGCCCCTCTTTTCGACCTGTGAGAACGCCCCCACACTTAAGGACTACCAATGGATTCATTCTCTTTTTTCGTCCCCGGTGAGCCGATCACCGAGGGCTCCACCAAGGCGTTTACATCGGGTCAGCGGGTGGTCGTCACCCACGACCGCGGCCGAGAGCTCGACGCATGGCGGCTCAAGGTCGCGCACGCCGCCGAGGCCGCCGCCGAGGCCGCCTACTGGGAGGTCGGCCACGACGGCCCAGTCGAAGTGTGGGCCGAGTTCAGGGTCCCCCGCCCCAAGAGCGCCCCCAAGTCGCGCAAGCACGCGCAGACGAAACCTGACCTGGACAAGCTTCAGCGCGCGATCGGGGATGCCCTAGCCCCCTACAAGCGGCCCGGCGTCCTCAAGGATGACTCCCGGATCGTGGGCTGGCATGCCATCAAGCGCTACGCCAACGACACCCACCCCGTCGGGGTCACGGTGCGCGTCTCGAAGGCGCAGGATTACCTCACTGGGCAGGTCATCACCAGCGTCGACGACATCCGCAGCTTGCCAGTGGACGCAGTCATCCGTGACGCATACGGCAACGCTTTTCACCTGTATCTAGGTGACTGGGTCATAGTCGGCCGCGAGGGCGAGTACACCTACAGCGCTCACGAGATCGACCTGCCCGCCACCCTCGTCGTCGTGGACGGGATCTGATCGCCATGACCGCTCTCCTACTAGTCCTCCGGTCTGTCATCGTGTCTGCTGCTGTCAGGGCGGGGCTCGCACCCGCCCCTGGGTCCGGCGATCGGTGGGGCGTCGCCTACGGGCGCGGCCTCACCGTCACCTGGGGCAGCGACCTCACGGCAGACGATGAGATCGAGGCACATTGGACCATCATCGGCCACCCCACGGAGACGCGCCGCATCCGCACCGTCGACGATATCCAGCGGTTCGAGGCCGACTTCACGTCCGCTATCGAGGAGGCGGCGTCATGAGAATTAGCCCCGTAATAAACGCTAGGAGGAAATGATGCGGATTCGGAGTATCAAACCGGAGTTCTGGTCGAGCCTGGACGTCGCGGTCTTGTCGGACGCCGATCGGCTGCTGTTCATCGGGCTCTGGTCCTATGTGGATGACCATGGCCGGGGGCGGGATGACGTCGCGTTGATTGTGGCCGCCCTGTTCCCGCACGACATGGTCGCGAATCCTCGCGACACTGTCGCGAAGGTTCGCGACGGCCTCGCGAGGCTTTCCGAAGCGAATCTGATCCACCGCTACACCGTCGCGTCTAGGACCTATTTCCTAGTAACGGGGTGGGGAAAGCACCAGCGGGTAGATAAACCGAAGGCGTCACGCATCCCCGAACCCACCGAAGAGGAGAATGGCACTTTCCCACAGAACGACGCCAATCGCGAAACCGTCGCGACAATTCGCGACACTGTCGCGACACCTCGCGACACCCTCGCGCCTGGAACAGGGGAACAGGGGAACAGGGGAACAGGGGATATACCCCCTTCTAGGCCCCCCCGCGACGTCGCCGACCGCGACGGCACCGAGGTCGCGCCAGCGGCGCTCCCCGCCCCGAAGACGGCGAAGCGATCTGATCGGGCTACCCGCCTCCCCGACGACTGGGCACCCAGCCCCTCCCTCATCGACTGGACCCGGACCAACGCCCCTGACGTCCAGGACAGCGAGGTCGACCGCTTCCGCGACTACTGGCACTCCGCCGCCGGAGCCAAAGCCCGCAAGGTCGACTGGGATGCTGTATGGCGTAACTGGGCGCGCCGAGCCCAGGACGACGCCAACGCTCGCCGCAGCCGCCAGGGCTACCGCAACCAGGCGCAGATCATGGCTGACATGCGCCAGCAAGCCGCAGAATCCACCGTCACCATGCAGCGGGCATCCCAGGGGGATGCGCTGCGACTCATCGCCGGAGGGGCCTCATGATTACGCCAGCTGACGCCGCAAACGCCGTCTCGTACCTCGCCGTTGCTGGGGCTACCCCGGTCATGGATCGGCAGGGCGAGGTGTGGGCGGATTTCCTGAACCACGAGGTGGCCCCGGCGGCGGGGGAGTTGCCTGGGGCGACGCGGCGGGCGATCCGCGAGTGGGCCGCCGAGGGGCGCTCATACCGGATCGACGTGGCCCGCCTGGCGCGGTCAATCCGCCGTGAGCGGGCGGACCGGGTTCGGGTCGAGGAGGACGCCCGCGGGGCGCTCCTGCCGACGGGGCTGGCTGGGGAGCCTGCGGTGGAGGCGGCTTGGCGTCGCGCCGCCCTGGAGGCCGTCGGGGCTGGGGCTGACCGGGAGGCTGCGGAGGCGCATGCTTGGCGGGCGATTGGGCGGACTCCGCCGCCTCCGGCGATCATGTCGACGGCTCAGTCGGGGCGCGAGCGCGCACGGGCGGCCGTGGAGGCTCTGGCGCGTTCGTCGCACCCTGGGGGTGGCGGTCGGGCCGGGAGTGCCTCGAATCGTGCGCGGGAGGCCCGCGGAGCGGCCTAACGCGCTTCGGGCGTACCTCGGTGTGGGTTGCGCGTTTTCAGGCCGGATTCACGCGCGTTAACACGTTGTGCGATCGCCCCGCCCCTGCCGCCCGTCACGAACGTGTAACGACCCCTGCCCCGCCTTGACGGTGCCCAAATGGGCATCTAATGTGGTCCACGTGGGCCACACGGGAACCCCAACCCAGCCAACCCCCCCCAGAACAAAGGACCGTGAAAAATGAGGATCGAAAGCCTCTGCCCCAAGCGCCTCAAGATCGAGGACGTCCAGCGGCTCGCCGACAATCTGACCACCGTCAAGGAGGTCTACGAAGACGCCATCGCCACCTACGGCGACAAGGCTCGCAGCCTGCTCGACCGCAGCGGCAATAACCCCATTGGTGCGATCAGCCTCCTCATGCTCGCCGCCGACCAGCGCAAGGCCCAGCAGACCACGGAGCCCACCCTGAGCGAGCAGGCCCTCGCCCAGACCGTCCGCGACCAGCGAGACACCATCGACATGCTCAAGAGCCAGGTGAACCTCTACCGCGACCAGCGAGACACCATCGACGCGATCAACGAGCAGATCACTGGCCTCCGGGGCGTCCTCCGCGCCGTCACCGCATCCGCCAGCGGTCAGGCCCGCATGTACTCCTACGACCTCCAGGTCCTCCCCGTCGGCACCGTCGTCCGCGATGAGTCCGGCCGAGCCTGGACCTGCATCGACGACGAGGACGGCGGCACATGGGCTACCCCCACCAGGGACGATTCCCTCTCCTCCAATGACCTCGCCGAGGAGACCACCGCCTGGATGGCGTGGGTGGCGGACAAATGACCCGCCTTGACCACATCGGCGGCGACTGCGTCGACATCACCGCCGCCGCCGAGTTCCTGTGCGCCTGCGCCGACTACCAGGACAGTGAGACCGCCGCCCTCGACGAGCGCGACCGGCAACGGCGCGGGGCCGGACGCCTCGACGCCAACCTCCCCTGGGGCACGCTCGGCCAGCACGCCCACCACCGGGCCAGGCTCCTCGAAGCCCTGGCAACCCTCCTCCGCGTCGACGCCGACACACTCACCAACGGCCTCTGAGGACACACCTATGACTCTCTCCACCACCTACGGCACCAGCATCCGAACTACCTGGGTGTCCACCTGGGGACCCATCGGTGCGCGACGGCTGGCGCGCCTCATCGACGACGGGTGGACGCACGTGGCCTGCCTGCGGACTGGGCTCATCCGCCGAGACCACCTACTGTCCCGCGAATCCCGCTCCTGGCTCGACGTCGAGCCACTGCTCTAACCCCTACCCCTCCCCGGAAAGGAACCCCCATGTATCCAGACATTGACATAACCACCTCCAGCAGCGAGGGCGACCAGACGGTGGCCCGCCTCCGCGTCTACGACGCCCGATGGGTCCCCACCTGGGGGCCGATCGGCCGCCGCCGGGTCCGCCGCCTCCGGCGCGACGGGTGGAGCCACGTCGGCTCCCTCCCCACCGGCCTCATCCGCCGCGAGCACTGCCTCATCCGCATCACCGAGAGGGGCGAGCAGTGAGCCTGAAATTCGATGAGGCCCGTCACCGGTACAGCCTCGACGGCAAGCCAGTGACCGGGGTGACGACGATCATCGGGAAGGGGTTGCCGAAGCCGGGGCTCCCGTACTGGTCCGCGAAGGTGGTGGCTGAGGCTGCCGCTGATGAGGCGGTCACCCTCGCCGCCACCATCAGCACGCAGGGGCGCGAGGCGGTCGTGAACCGGCTCAAGCGCGCCCCCTGGCAGGCCAGGGACCATGCTGCCGTGCGCGGCACCAGGGTGCACGCCCTGGCCGAGCAGGTCGCCCTCGGAGAGGCCGTGGACGTCCCCGCATCCCTGGCCCCCTACGTGGCCGGGTACGTGGATTTCCTCGACGGGCACGACGTCGAGCCGATCCTCACCGAGGCCCGCCTGGCGAGCCGCGCCCACTGGTACGCGGGCACCGCCGACCTCATCGCCCGCATGGGCGGGGAGACCTGGCTCCTCGACCTGAAGACCTCCAACAGCATCCACGGCTCCTATGCGCTCCAGTGCGCCGCCTACGCCCACGCCGAGTTCCACCTCGACACCGACGGCCAGGAGGCGCCCATGCCGCCCATCGACCGGATCGGGGCCATCCACGTCCAGCCCGACGGATGCAGGCTCGCCGAGTTCCCATCCATCCCGGCCGCCTGGAACGCCTTCCTCGCCGTCAAAGCCGTCGCAGACCTCACCACCACCATCGACTCCTGGGGAGACCACAAATGACCGACCTCACCACACAGCCCGCGAGCGCCGACCTCGCGCCCATGCCACTGCCGACGCCCGCCGTCGTCGCCACAGGGGAGGCCAGCGCCGCCCAAGCCAGCCTCCGCTCCTGGGCGCTCGCCATGGCCGACGCCCGCACCCTCGCCCAGGCCCTCTGCCCGACCGGGTTCGCACCCGCCCACCTACGCGGCAACGTC